AGAGGATCCGGACCAGACGCTCTACCTCCGAAGGTTTTAAGGGATGACCCTGCAGGTCGTACTCCACTGATGTCCCACTTTGGAAGCTGACCCGAATACAACAGGCTGATAAGTTCTCGATATGCTTTAGCCCATCCAATCTTTGAGTCAGCGACGTGTATAACTGTATCTGTGGCATGAAAATCCTCCGCAACTTCTGGTAGTTTAGATACGTATTGTCGTTCAACAGAGAATCCTACGCCTGTACCGCACATAAGAACGTACATCATCTCATCAAACGCTTTAGGGTGATCAATAGGTAGGTAGCTACAGTTAAAGCCAGCTACGTTGTCACGGTCAAGAGCCTCGCCAGCAGTCATTAACGCTCTCATGCTAGGCATAACACTCAGGTCGTGAATGTCTGCGAAGATACCGTTAGCTTCTTCGAGAGTGAGCTTACCTTTCTCAATCCAGAAGTTTAAGTATCTGTCGATTGTTTCTTCCCACGTCTCACGTCGTTGTTCCTCTGGTAGGTAACGTGCGTAGCGGGACTTGTGAATGTATTGTTGATATGCGTCCATTAATTTAGTTCCTTGATTAAACGTTCGATGTACCAGCGACACTTACGTAAGTCCTCCACTGGTTTCCCTTTGTAGTCATAGCGCCATAGGTACTTCAGTGCGTTGCCTTTGAGATAACCACGAAACTCATGCTCAGGCATTGATGCTTTGATTGCTTCGATGGCTTCAACTGCACCTTTGTTGTAATGGTCAGGTTTATCTACAGGGTCTGCTTTCTTCCGTATTGAAAGATTGTTTAGTGCAGTGACTGTATCCCAATCTTCAGGGCTTGCGTTGTCAATACTCATCCGTACTTCCTCTTTAGATATTGCATACTCACAGGTAGCTCATCAAAGGAACCGTTGTTTACTTCGTTGAGCATCCAAATCCCAGACCAGCTACCGTTCGTTTGTGGGTTTAAGTAGTCTTCATCGTGGTTGTAATAGATACCAGCAAACAATCCAGTGATGTTACTACCGTCAGCTTTACGTGCGTATGCTATGTCTCTGTCTTGGACGTGTCCCATGATGCACGACATGAACTTCTTTTGTAACATGAGTTTTGCACAGGTGACTGGTCTGCCCATGACTCCGCTCGTGAAGTAGTGGCAGTACGCGATGCCATCGATGATGATTGGTTGTAGAAAAGGGATAACTTCCCATCCGGCTTCTTCCAATAAGAAATGATCATAACTCATTAGTCCTTCTAGTTTAGCGTCAGCTTCAATAGCCCGTTCAATACGCTGTTCATGGTTGCCTATCAAGAAGACCATGCGAGGTGTCCACATCTTCTTCTTGTTACTACGCAGCCGCTCTTGTTCATTGCGGATAGGTAACATGAATTGATTCATAGCTTCAATGCCAGCTTCAATGTCACGTGTATACCGCCGTCCCTCGAACGACTTTTTTCCAACGTCATAACTACTGAGACTTGGCATGTCCCAGTGATCCCCCAGATGAATGATAACGTCAGGCTTTGTTACTGAAGCGTAGCGACCAGCCCAGTACAAGTGATCAATAGGCGTATCAGGTTTGACTTGCGTGTCAGGTATTACAAGGTGTCTCGTCATTGCTTTTTACTCCATCCGACAGGACAGGTTTCAGCGGTGTACCATGTGAATCCCTGCTTCTCTGCCCACTCTTGCATGGTGTATCTTGTCCCGTCACCTCTACGTCTTGCGCCGGGCATTGCAGTTCTTGGGTTTTGGAAAACAAATACCAGCTCCTCCTTCTCCCCAAGACCATTGCTGATGTCAACATACTTCCTCGCTTCTGCGCGGTCACGAAACCTCCCTTTAGCTTCAATATATATAGTGTAATCACCACTGTAATATACAAAGTCAGGCTCATACGTCTTGACTTGGGTGTATGTTAACTTGCCAACATGGTACTCGCAACGTTTGAACTTCTGATGAAGATCATACTCGAACCAGCTATCGTACCCTTTAGGTATGTTACGCTTCGTTCTCTTCACTTGGTCTTTCCCATAGTTGATTAGGTTCACGACGTAGCCAGAGCAGTCTAGCGTTCTCAATGACACGCTCTTCAGACTCTAACAACTCAACGCACTTGTTAAACATCTCTATCTCTGTCAGTCCTTCGAGCAGCTTCTGAGATTTCTTATCACCAATACCATACACACCGACAATGTTATCAGCTTTGTCGCCCATGATGATTTGACGATAGAAGAATAACAGGCCTTCCTCTTCAGTAACAGATGTTAGTTCACGCTTGTTGAAGTTGTAGTGCCTGCACGGTACTTGTTGAAAGTCCTTATCAAGACTGACGATGATGCTGTCAGGGTTGGCGGTAGCGTCGATAGCAATCAAGTCATCAGCTTCCTCACCCTCAGTAACAACAGCGTTCCAATCATTGATAAGGTACTCACGTATAGCTTCCAAGTGTACAGGCTTTTCTTTGTCCTTACGGTTACCTTTGTAAGGCGCAGTCACAGCTATGTCGTTACGAAAGTTACCCTTACCTGTCAGGTAAACACGGTAGTCTGGTTCGCTTTCTATCTGTATGTATAGATCGCTAACAAGATCAGACAAGAAACTGCCCGTAGTATAACAGGCAGTCTTGACTGACTCATCGTTGCACTTGAATGCACAACGATAAGCTACGATGTCACCGTCGATCAGGATCACAACGCTTCCGCTTCAGACACAGCGTTTTCGTTGTACTCGATCAGATTAGTAACCTTCATCTTAATCATCGATGGCGACCGTCCAGTACCAACAGACCAGTCGTAGTAACCTACAACAGCGACAGCTTCAGATCCGTTAGCGATAAGTACGTCTTCAGGAATCTCAGTGCCAGACTCGTCAGTGATACGCATAGGGTTGTTGCTCTTCATGGTGATAAAGAAACCACGGTCGTCACCTTTGTTGCTTGGTGCAATACCCATCTCTTCAATGGCTTCAACAGCTTTATCGCTGAGGTTTCCAAGCTGTACTTGGTACTTGTTGCTGTACTTGTTGAGCTTGTTACGCTCACACCAGTAGACGGTTCCGCGTACAGTGATGGGTGGTAGTTTGTTTGCAGACATAAGAATCTCCTTAATGTGTTTCTGCCCAATTGTTGCCTACTCTATACTCGCCGTCTAAGGGACATCGTAGGCTTAATGCCTCACCGGCGATTCTGATAGCACGTACACCCATACGTCCAACCGTATCAGCGTAGTGTGCTGGTGTTTCTATTTGCCATTCGTCATGGACGTTAGCAACAAATCTATGTGGTATGTTTCGTAGCTTATCTGCCAAGTGTACCAAAGCTTCCTTCATAACAATAGCCCCAGCACCTTGTAATAACGTATTCAGCGCGGCGTGTTCTGATCTGACTCTGAGCTTTCGTCCGTCAAGTGCAGTAAGGATGCCTGATGCAGCCTCCCTGTGAGTATCTCTTCTAACTCTTTCAAGAGACGGCGTGTTAGATAGAAATGTTTCTTTAAGTCTTCGTCCAGTAACGCTATTTCCTCCAACGATAGCTCCGATCTTAGCATCTCCGGCTCCATACAGAAACGCATAAATGAATGTTTTTGCAAGAGGACGTGTCTCAAGTCCAGCTGCTCGTTGATTAGCCGTATGAATATCGCCATTGAGGATTTCATTAGTGTAATCTTCGTCGTCCATGTAGTGAGCTAACATACGTAGCTCTAGTCCGCTGGCATCGATACCAACTAATTTGTTACCTTCGTCCACTGTCCAGCATGACCGACACTCTGTACCAAACGGTGCAGATACTGCTGGTACCTGAGCCATGTTAGGTGATAGGTGTGTCATACGTCCAGTGACTGCTCCGTTAGTGATGACTCTGCCATGTACTCTACCATCGTCCTTGACAGCTTTCAACCATGAATCGATCTGAGCTACTCGCTTTTGCAACATCATGTAACGTGCAACTGCTTTGGCTTCGGGTCTGTCAATGCCTTCAAGTACCTTCTCATCAACAATGATATTACCCTTCTCAGTCTTCTTGTCAAACTTAACACCAAGACCTTGTAGTCGCTCAGCTATCTGCTTACGTGAACCGGGATTGAACACTGTTACCTTATCCTTCAGTCGCTTACCTGTCTTCTCAGACCAACGCTCTTCAACGATGGGTGGGAAGATAGCCTGTAACTCTGACTCTATGTTGTTCATCTCAAACATAAGATCCATCATCAACTTCTCAGCATACGGTACGTCAAGCTTGAAACCGTTCTGTTCCTGATCAGTCACGATCCAACCCACACGATGCTCAAGATCAATACACTTCTGAGAGAAGCCTTCCTTGCGTAGCTGCAATGCTAACCACCGATGCACACGCTCAGTTAGTTCAACGTCAGCGATACAGTACTCGATCATCTCGTCAGTTAGTCCACCGTCGTAGTCTGTAAAGTCGAGCTTTCCTGTTCCTCCAAGGATTGCTCCCCAGTTTCGCAGTGAATGCCCGCCTTCTTGACTGGGGTTGTACAGGCGGGATAGGTAGAGGCTATCCATAACACGATGCCTAGGAATGCGTACACCCCAAACAGTATCAAGGATACGACAATCGAATCCGATAAGGTTATGCCCAACAACTTGGTCTGCTTCATTCAACACACTCCTCAAGGAATCTGGACCAGTGTGTACTTGGATGTTGTTCTTCACCTTCGTAACGGCACACCAGATCGTTGAGTGATCCAAACTTGTTTCTATATCCAAGTAGCATGTATTCATGGTAACGCCTGTTCAGTTCTTCTTTGTCGGTATCGTGGTTAAACTTCTGGTAAGTCTCCGTCAACCGTTCCTGTTCCAATATCCAAGTCCCAATCTTGCTCATAATGTATCGTCTCCTCTATGTCAGCGAGTGTTCGTAGATCATCACGATCAACAACGTCACCGTCGTCTAGCGTAACAGCGAAGCATGTGTTGCACAAGTCTACAAACTCTTTGCTAACAGCATACCTTCTTGTCGCTTCGTAGTCTGTTAGCTCTACGTCACACGCAATACATCTCATCCAATCAAATCCTCTATGGGTGTCAGCTTATGCTGATCTAAAAAGTATGCAGGCTTACCTCTACCAAAAGGATCACCCCAGTTTTCCTCTTTCACTATCTCATCGTAAGTGGCACAACCGACAACAGTATACTCAGGAAACTCCCCCACTACTAGCAAGTACAACTCACATTGATCGTTCTTTTTATGAGGCATAACAATCAGTCGTCCTGTCTTGTACTTCGTTGTCTTCACATCGACAGTCTTTCCCTTATACATCAAGTCATGTGTTGGTAACTCGCTCGCTTGAAAGTCTGTCTCGATGTCGTAGTAAACGTTAAGAACCTTTGCTGCTGCCATCTCAGAACCAACGCCATCAACATCAATAGAAGCGTGGGAGTTTACCTCAACAATCTCCGACTTACGAAACCCTTTTTCTCGTGCGTTTTCGTATCTATTTTTTGCAATAGTTTTACAGAGTTGTTGCTCGTTCTTGTTCAGGCTACAAGACAACATCGTGTTTCTCCTCTCGTTGTGTTAATCGTCCAGTGGCTTCGTTGTAGAATACCTCACACGCCTTACCTGTCTTACCAGTGTATCGGTTCTTTAACACACGCAGTACGGTCGTATTTCTGACAACAGGATCATCACTCTGACTGTTACGCTCAGCTCCAATCACTGCGTCAGAAAGCTGTGCAATCGACGCTGAGCCACGTAACATGCCAAGGGAGGTAACTGCACCATCCTCCAATTGCTTCCCTTCAGGTCGTCGTAGGTGGCTCACAAGAAACATACAAATCCCCATCTCCTGAACGAACGTCCGCAGCTTAGTCATGATCATATCCAAAGCACGTCGCTCATCACCGTTGCTCTGGTCAGATACGAGTATTGAGACGTGATCGAGTACAATGTACCTTACGCCTAGCACCTTGACGAAGTATCTCATACGGCCCAGTACGTTTTCTATCTCGTTACTACCGAAGTGTTCCCAGAGATAGACACGATTCTCATAGTCCATCGTATCGTACACAAGATCAATGTCGCTGTCGTCATACTCACAATCAGGTAAGTGGATAGGCTTGTTCAGTTCAAGACCGACAAGGCCACGCATGGTACGCTCAGGCGTCTCCTCAAGAAACATCAGACCAAGGTTGTCTTCAGACTGTGCCATAATGGAACTAACAATCTCACGCAGAAGCGTAGACTTACCCAGTCCAGATCCTGCACAAATAGTAACCAGCTCTGCTGTGCGTATACCGTACAGATGTTTGTTCAGTCCCTCGAACGGGTACTGTACCTTCGCCTTGGTCAGTGGCTTCTTGAGTAAATCACGTAGCTCACCAGCACCAACGATACCTTCAGGTGTGTAAGGCTGTGCCGACCAGAACGCTTTGGTGTACATCTCTGATTGATTGTTAACAAGGTAATCACACGCATCCTTGTAGCCGTTGACGTGCTTGAAAAGTCTTGCCTTGTTACCGAACAGATCAGCACATTCCTTTGCTGCCTTCTGTCCCGGCTCGTCAGAATCGAAACAAATAACAATGTACTCGAAGCTGTTCAGCCAATCATAAAAGAGGCGACAGTCCTTTGCCGCCGAAGCTGCACCGTTCC